GTCACTAGAGTTTTTCATAAGGACTTCTACATTTTCTGGGGAGAATTCTAATTGTGATTCTTCCTGCTCGGGAGTTAAGTCGCCTAGTAGTAACATATTTTTTGCATAACCAAGTTTAAAACCTGCCCATCCTTTAATTACTGCACTAGTATATTCTGTTAAGAACTTATCATCGTCCATTTGCTCTTCGTAGCCTCTAGTTTTCTTATTGAATACTTGAGATACACAACGAGTTCTAAGTCTCATTAGCTCTTCACGTGCTAGGTAACAAAGTTTTACTTTGAACCCTTCACAACCGGGGTAGTCAAATTCTACCGTTTTTGTTGGAGTCATTAGACTCTTTAGTGAGACTGTTTTTGGAGCCCCTTTTTTTACTGTATCGTTCATTTATTTTTCCAAAAAAAGGTGGACAGGGTTATCCTGCCCACCGTTAAGTTTTATTATGATTCGTAAGTTATACTCATCTCGTTAGCACTTGATGAAGCAGTTGCAGACGAAAGATCACCTGGTAAAGCATGGAAATTAACATCTACACTAATTACGTCTTCAATCGAATGAGTCGGTAATTCTAGATGACAATTTGGCAATGCCACTGATACTTTCGGTGTGCTTGCGCCACCAATACTAAATGTCATATCGAAGCTATTTGTAATAGTGTTAGTAGCTTCGTGCAAATCTTCCAAGAGATCTTGTGAACCATTTGCAGCACTATTTAGATAACAGGTAAAGTTACCTGAAACGTTTCTTGTGCCCATAACATGTCCTAGAGGCTGATTAACAGACCCTAGAGTTTCTGGTGTTAGGTAAGTTAGATTATTTTCAATCGAAATATTACCTCCTGTCAATACAACACTGTAAGTTGTGTCTGTTTGACCGTATACTTCTTCATAAACGGTACCAGTACCCGTAGCAGCAGCTGATCCTCTTGTGAAGATACTTCCTACGGCACCATCAGCGGGACCACCAACGTTAGTTGCATCCCAATCAGTATTTCCTGCTGTAGCAATTTTATATTTGCTACCTTGTACCATATCTGTAGCGGCAATCGCGATGTCGTTAAATCCATCTCCGCCAGAGCCATCTGAAACATCAGATGATATAGCTAATGAAGTAAGTTTTTGTCTAATATAATTTGAAGTACTTGATACTCCTTCGTTAATTAAACCTTTAGTTGTCATAGTGCCAGCAGCTGTTTGTAGCTTCTGAATTTCACTAATCTTCTTACCCTGACCAGACCAAGCAACTTGTGCTAAGCCTTCAATATCAAAGTCTATGGATGCGGTACCGATTGAGCAATCACTAATTTTATAAACTGTGACGCCTTCCGTGCCTGTAGTATAGTCCCCTACAGCTGTATCTTTTGCTGCTCCTAGTACAAAGAACAAGTCAAATACACCTAATGCTACTTTATTTGAGTTCTGAAAGTTAAATACATTCGGCTCAAATGATGCTGGTGTTGGTGCTCCTGATCCGCCTACACCTAGGTTATAGGTTGTTGCAGACATAGCTGCCCATAAAGGTCCTTCTACTGCAAATTTCTTTGCGTTTCCTGCGTGTTCGTTAGACGCCCACACATTTCCAGTTCCTGAAGTAGTCGGCCTCATATAAGTGCTGAAACTCCATTCTGCTGGTGCAAAAGAGTCGTTGAACATTGCTCTTCCTCTCTTGCTGTTACCCGCTGAGTCGGCTGCCTCGTTCAGAGTAATCTCCGAACTATTTGTAGCCTGACTAAAGGAGTAACCGTCTAGTACTGGTAATTCATAAAGCGCGTCGTCCGTGCTATCTGCACTCGCGTGAAACTTCATAAATACTTTGGTATCTCTACTAAAATGAAATGCCATTATTTTTCTCCTAATATTCTCTGGAAGAGCCTTACTAAATGTTTATTCAGCTTGGGCTTTTCCTAGTATTGAATCTCTACGATGACTTCTCCGACACCGA